GATATCCCTGGAGGTTCGCCAGCGTGGCCAGGGTGGCCTCGTCGCCGATCCTGGTCACCTCCTGGCGCTGTGAGGCATAGGCCTTGAGTCCTTCCAGATCTTCCTTTCGATAAGTGCCCGCATTGCGCATGGCCTGCTCCAGGGTTTTCACTGCATCTTCCTGGATGCCGGCGAGCCTCACAAAATCGGTAATCGCGGATTTGATCTTGGTGATGGCAAAAAAGCCCACGGCTGCCGTGGCAAGATTTTTCAGGGTACCGCCCGTCTTTTTCGCCTGGGTCTCTATCTTTTTAAAGCCCTTCTCCGTCTCTCCGGCGAATTTCTTGACGTGGACTGTGCCCTTATCGTCCACATACAGCTCTATGGTTACTTTGTTACTCATTTAAACCTTCGGTTTAGTCAGTTGTCGGTGGTCAGTGGTCCGTTGCAACGGACAATTAACAACTGACAATTGACTAATCTTTTTGTGCATAATACTCCTTAATCATCCGGTGAATTGTGAGAATTTTTTTGAGATACTGTTTCTGCTCCGCCCCTCGCCGAATCCCGAAGGCCCGAAAGGCCATTGCGATCCCCATGTAATCCAGCTCACCCCAAGGGCAGGCCAGATCATACATGGCAATGGCTTTATTATTTTCATCCGAAATATCCCTAAATCCGCAACCTTCGCACTCCGGTTCCCGTCCATCCACCCGTAAGAATTCCATGCATTGGGTGCAGTTTTTATGGGGATTGTTGAGCCTGAACCGGACGGCCATTATGAGGTTTTTTTTTCAACCTCTTCACGCTCCTGGTTGAACCGCTCGATATCCACGCACACCCGGTTGATCCATATGCTGAATGCAGGGGAATGTTTCATGAGCAGGGCCTTGGCAGTATCATCGCAGGCGATTCCGCCGGTAACGTCCCTAAGCTTTTTAAAATTTTTTATGAGCACCAGTTTTTTGATGACGTCTACGTCGAGCCCTTTCCAGTCCACGATCACATGAGCGGAAAAGAGCTTGATATATTTTTCTTCATTAAAGACAACCTCTTGCTCCATTACGGCTTCGTTCCATTTGACTTCGCGGCTCTTCTCCAGAAACTCTTTCTGTTTGTTTCCCAGGGGACGAACGAGGACCTGAAATGTTATCGAATTTGGATAGGCTATCCAGAGCGGGGCCTGGTCTTCATCCATATCGATGATATCCTGCAGATTCATAAAACCTCCATTCAGAGTTCAGGGTTCAGTTCCGATTTTATCGGGATGTAATCCCGCTAAAAGCGGGATGAATAGTAAACCTAAAACCTTTCTTATACATTCGCTTTAAAGCTCGGGATCCCATGCAAAGTAAAGCCTATGGCCTCTTTGACCATCTCGCCGATCGGGGCATTGGGATTGACTGATTTAAAACTCGCCCAAACGGTAAAATGATCACCTGTCTGATCCTGGTCCGGATCATACGTAAAGAACTGGAGGAGAAAATACGCTTGGGTGCCGTCCACCCCGTCTTTGAATGCCTCGAAGAAGGAGTCTTTCCCCGGGAAATACGATCCAAAGATAGCCCACCTTTTCAAGCCCACTCTCTAGGATATATCCTGCATTGCCGGTGACTGTGACGGTTGCTACATTGCCGTCAAAGGTTGCCTTGCCCTGGGTGTAATCGATGGTCAGTACATTTTTCCCGCCTGAATCCGTGAATGTAGGCGGATTATTTGGATCCAAAAGTCGCCGGGTACTCTCTGTGATCTGCGCCTCGGTACCTGATTCCGTGCATGCCTCATCCTTCAGGTTGCCAATGGACCATTGATCGCCGAGCGTGTGGCCCGTGGTGGCCCCGAATGTAATCTGCTGGCCTTCATCGAGCGTTTGCGCCGCCCCGGTGATGCTGACGCCTGTTGTCCATTCGCCCCCATTTTTGCGCCACTTAAAGGTATCGGGCGTTCCTTCTGCATCGATGACCACTTCATAGTGTGCGCTCGATGCTCCTGAAAATCCAGTACCCCAGGTGACATCATTCAGGCCGTCGCCCTTGAATCCGTTCGGGCGCAGGCGGTAGATTGCGCCGAGTTTCCCGTGTGTTGCGGACATAATAAAACCTCCTCTGCGCTATGCGCCATGCGCTACGCAATACGCATATGCTGTTTACGCGATGGTCAGCGATGGAGCGCCGTCGCCCTTGAATGAAAATGAGCAGGTCACTTTTCCGCCCAGATTTGCGCTGACCGGAAATGAGGTGATATAGATATCGCCAGAGAAATAATCCCCTGAATCCTCCAGCTCGAATTTCACATCCGTGAGCTTGGTGCCTGGCGTCGCATTGACAATGTTGTCCATGAGTGCCTTTTGTTCCGTGTTGGATGGATCGAATAGGCACTCCATTGTCCCTTCCCATTCGCCGCATCCGGGAAGCCAGGATTTCCAGTCGGCGCCCTGGGCTGTGATCTCATCCAGGTCCAGGTTGAATGTGATACTGTAGCCGGTCGTACAGGCGATATCAGTGCCGCCCTTGTCGATCCGTGCAACCTTTCCATGAATTGGGTATGCCATGATAAACCTCCGTTTTAGTTCATAGTTCATTGTCCGTTGTCCGTGGACAAAAAATAACTGACGACTGGCAATTAACCACGGACAACTGAAATCCTGATTTATCAGGATCTTCTTTTTCCTGTCTTGGCTGTTCCGCCTTTAGCGGAATACTCATAGATCACTTTTCCTTCCAGGTCCAGGATCCGGGTGATCGCCTCCGGACAGTCCATGCACCCGGGCTGGACATCATCCTTTTTAAGGTTTCGCAGGCAGCCCTTTTTTTTGGTGCACGATATTTGTAGAATTCCTTTATATGTGATCATGGTGTAGCTCCTAACTATACGTTCCATACCGCACATAGCGGACGGTCAGGGTTTTCATCTGGATCGCCGTTTCCTCATCGGCCAGAAGCTCGCTCTCTGTCTCAGACACAAGCCATACCTCATTGGCCTGGCCGGAGAGTTTGTTGTCCCTGAGCGAATCCTTGGTGTCTGCAATGATATCCAGCACACCTTTTTTCCCGGTGGCCGTATCCCCCATGACCGCGGCCTCCGGTTTCTGGAGCTGTACATAGGCGATTATTTTCACTGCCAAATCGCCCGCTTCATTCGCCCCCTGTGTATCTACGCTGTAATCAATGGCGCCGTCCTTGAGACCCACCGCCGGGAATTTCACCGCCTCCGGAATCAGGCGCTCATCCTCGGTCACGTAAATATCGCTGTCACGGATGTAGGTTAAATCCTCCTGTAATTGAGATTTAATGGCGGTTAAAAGGGCTTTCATTTCGTCAGATACTCCTCAAATATTCGCCTGAATACTCGCCAGTCAGTATCCTGAATGACCAGGAAGGGCCGGGCTGGCATATCAAAGCCTGGAATCGTGACCTTCTTTGCAAACCGCACATTTCCGTTCCTGTCGATCCAGCGCAGGGCCTTTGCACGCTTTGGAAAAATGGTCCGTCCCGGAATCCTGCCGCCGAGTTGATGCATGGCAGCATATTTCACATTGGTGCCCACGGTGAGCGTTTTGCCTGCCGCCTTCATGGTGATCGAGCGCATAAGCCGGGCCGTATCGATCAGGGTCTTTCCTCCGGTAAACTGTGCACGCTTACTGGGCTTCCACCGCACAGGGCGACCGCCCGTCTTGAAGGTTTTGCTAATCGAGCGCAGCAGCACCAGCCCGCACTCCTTGAGCGGCTTGCCTGGCCTTGTGAGCCGTGTGGAGAGATTCTTGAGCATGGCCTTCATCTCTGCATCATGAATGCTGGTTTTGATGGAGATCATTAATAATTATCCAGCGTCCCGTTTGAGCTATCCGATGTCTTTCCGGTGGAAAATATTCGGTCGCTTTTTTTCGTGGTGGCCTCTGGACCGCCGTCCGAATCATCGGGCGCCGTGGATCCCAGGGATGCCTTGCCGGTTGATACGTCCCGCAAAAACCGGATAGCGCTGTCATAGCGCTGCTTGCGATCTTCAGGGGCACCTTTTCTGCGGGCATAAAGATTGTAGATCGAGATATCGACCGAGAGCTTGCGCACCATTGCAGGCACCGTTTCAAACGGCACCTCGTAATGGGCTCCACAATAGGAATCGATCTCCGAGTCGGCATCCGCAATTGCACGGGTGACCGCGTCGTCATCTACCACGCCTGCGTCCACATCATCGGTAAGCTGGATGAGGACATCCTCATCCAGCTGCTCCAGGATGTCTGATCTTGTTGAATAGGCCATTACTTATCGAGAGCCTCTTGGTCGAACGACTCAGACCCGTCCTTTGTATTCTCGTAAAGCTCAAATAACTCCGCCTTCTTTGCTTTTTCCGGGTATTCAATGCCTCTCGCATCTAGCTCGGCCTTGATTTGCGCAACAGTCATATCATCGACGGCATCTATTGCCTCAAATTTCTGCTTTATGCTCGTAGCCAGGAGTTCCTCGGCAAAATCATCAGGATATTCTTTGACGTCACCTTTCCTGTGCGGGCCATAAGGGGCAACAATCACCTCGTCTGATGGCCCGAGATATTTTATTTTCATAATAATCCTCCCTGGCCCGTGAAATTGACCCATTTATGGGGCACATTTCACTGGGCGTATAGTCCCGATCTATCGGGATTAGGTTGCATAGGTATCGGCCCAGAGATA